GGTTGGTTCTGCTCCTCCTGGGGTTGGTTCTGCTCCTCCTGGGGTTGGTTCTGCTCCTCCTGAATTTTTAATAATGGTGGTGGTTTCGGTTTTGGCAGGTCTTCCATGTTTTTGCTCTCTCCAATGCTGTCGGATTCTTTTTCTATCAGGTGTTCCCCATGCGTATTTCGCCCCACATGAAAAATCAGCCTTCGGGTGATGCCCATTGCAATTAGCGTAGGGGTTGCCGTTCTTATCTCCTAAAACGAGAATAGGCTGTTCGCAGGTATGGCAGGACATTTGCCCGAACTTTGTACCGTGTTCGGCAGAGGCCCCCGGCTTTTTTGGGAAAAATACAATCCACCCGGTTGAACCCCTCATTCATCCGGCCCCCTTTCCACCAAATAGCGCAAAACCCGAACCATCGCCATATAGATCGATTGGAATGTGATCATGTTCGGTTCTGATCTATCCAAAAATTCAAGATCCTGCAAAATTTGTTCTTTTGTCATCTTTTAACGTCTCCAATTCCTTCAATGGATCTAATAAGTGAATTTTTTTATATGCTTTTTCTAGCCCATCCAAGAGCTTTTTTCTGTCCTCCCCTCCTAACTCTGTCATTGCGTCCCAAAGTATTTCTGCCCCATCCTCTAAAGCCCGATCATGCGTTATTCCATGAGTGACCATAAAGCCCGGTAAAAGACCTTTTATTTGGCTCCAATACATTTGGCCTAACTGTTCTCTATAACCTTCTACAATCCTTCCTCTAACCGCCTCTACTCCTTCCACAGCCTTGCCGATGCCATTAAGATCACCCGACAAAGCCTTTCCTACAATCACCCATAAATCATGATTTTCCCCCCTTGAAATATTGTTAATCTGCCTTGTTTTCACATAGCGGATTGATTGCAAAAAATCCTTGATCATAATTGGCAATGCCCCCTCCAAGTGTCGAAAGGTTTTAACAATCGTTTTCCCAGATAATTTCTCCTGTTTGGTCAATACCACCATTTTTTTTCCTGTTTTCTTATCAACTTTTACCGGCAATGGTTCAGCATTACTGTTATTTTTATCTACACTCCAACCATTTAAAAAAGTTTTTCCAAAACGTAACTCTACCCGCCATATATGGGGGCAATTTTCCGGTTCTACTTTCCAAATTTTATACCAGTGCTGGCTGGATGGTTTTGTTTTGACCTCTAACCGCTTATCATAGATTTGAATCTGTCTACCTGGCATTTTCCCCAAAGTGAACCCCGTTAAACGCCTAGACCCCATCAGAGATAAATTCATTTCCTCAATTGGTTCAAAATTACGCTCTGTTTTTACTCTAGAATGATGGACAAACAAATGCGGTTTTAGCTGGAAATTTGGACAAATCAAATCTACACATATATCTATCCGTCCGATACTTTCAGATAGAACCATTGCCCCCATTGCTTCCAATCGCCCCCAAAGATTTTCCTTTACCTTGGCATACCCATCTGTTGCCAATTGCGCCGCCTTAACATCAACCCGAATATTCCATTGTTCTGGATCTTCATTAGCTTTTATCATCCAGGTTTCACCCATCAACCCAGTAGAAAAAACATAGCTATATCCTTTTGTAGCACTTGACCCAAAATGCCTAACGAGACAATCAAAAACCCCGAAGTCGCACACTTGATCCTGCTCCTTTTTCTTACCTTCCGCCCTTGCCTCGTCGAGCATACTCAAAGCCGAAACACCTAAAGCTCCCTGAAAAGCTACCTCTAGAGCATCAACGCCCGACCTCAACAACTCAAATTCCCCGACCCTTTGCATTATGACATTTCCCTATTTCTTCATTATTCTGTAATCCCAACGGGGGGTGTTACCATTACCCCCCCCAAGACATAAAAAAAGCCCCCTCATAAAAGGGGGCGATTTCTATAAATTACTAGACCGGTAAATCATCCAGATCCTGACTTGGGACTATTTCTGGTGCCGATCCTGACCCACCTTTCCGGGGACGCTGCCAAACGATTCGAAACACTATTGGATCTTCATCATCTGGAAAGGCTGAGACATAAACAGGTTGCTGGAGTTGCGGCCCATCAATAGTGATTGAGAAAAAGCGGCCACCTGCATGCATATCTTTAAACCATGCCGCACCCATTTCAAACCATCCACCATTTTGTTGAATCTGGACGGTAAAATCTGGGGAAGTTTTGCCCATTTTCTTTCTGGGGACCAAACAGATACGCCCGGAAATACCAGCGATATTAATCTCTCCAACAAATACATCCGGCTTTCCTTCACGTTGAGTTAATTTTAAGTTTCCGCAATTATTCGCCATTTTATTTCCCTATAACCCTTTGAAAGTTTAAACATCTAAAATCTCTCTTATTTCTATATTGATTAATTCGGCCCCCCCGAAACACTTCTCCCGGGTACGCTCTCATTATAACTGGACTCTGCGAAATCCCCAGACTCTTCTCTCACCGGCTTGATCTGTCGAGTCAGATCAGCATTCCCTGACAAAGCAACTTCAGCCAACAAAGCCAACGGATCAAGACTAAGAACAGAGCAAAGAGCGGCAGCTTTATACATTGGAACGAAACGATCATCCCGCTCATATGCCTCAATAGATCGTTTTGTCATGACATTTGAAGATCCGGGCATAAGCTCAGATGCCAACCTTGCCAATTCATCACGAGTCAAATCCATTTCTTCACGTGCTTGCCTTAAACGGCTCCCAACACTCATAAAATCTAATACCTCAGCCATACATGCCTCCATATCCAATAAATTAATAATGGAGGCTATTATTCACACTCTAAACAAGCGGTGACACCACAACCGCTCATTTGAAATTATTCTATTCCTCTGCGCACTCCGTGCAGGGACCGGTTTTATCCGTTTCGGGGAAAGGCAGGAAAAATTCATTTTTAAGGGAGAGTCCGGGGAAACCCCGGCCCCCTCCCCAGGGAGGCGTTACCACCCCACCAAACGGAAAAAATGCACTTTTGCATTTCCCCGAAACACCCCCGGTCAGGACCGGTCAAGAACCTTACAGGGGTCAAAGACATTTAGACGAAAATTACATAGCCGGTTTTCCCGCTGTAATTCACGCCCCGGTGATCTTCCCGGTATTTCATTTTGTTGCGGATCGTTTTCGCTTTAGAGATGGCATATTTCCTGGACAGGTTTTTGCCAACAAAGATTTTATTGGATAGATTTATCTTGCGCTTACTAATCATGAATTTTCCCCTTTTGAAAAAAGAACTGAACTTTTCACATTCCCCCGACACCGAAAAAAGAAGGGAGTCGGCCCGGATGCCTCCGAGCCGACCAAAGGGAAATCGTTACTCATTACACGGTGTGTAATAGGTGGCACAACTATGCATAATGTATAACACTCTTGTCAAAGGAAAAAATTTAACCTACAGTAAATTTATGCGATCAAATACGAGGGAAAAGGGAATTCAAAACTATGCTAACTATTGACGACTTTATAAATAAAGCTATTGAAATAAATAAGTTTAAAAGTGATGCAGAATTAGCGAGAGCTATAGGAAAGACCCCTACTCAGATATCAAACTATAGAAAAAGAAAAACTTGGCCTTCTGAGGAATCAATGATCCAACTTGCAAAATTTGCCCAAGAAAATCCAGAAACCGCTTTAGTAAATCTTTCAATTTGGCGATCAGAAGGACAGGCTCGCCAGACTTGGCAAAAAGTACTTTCCACTATGACCATCACCGCCCTCTTTTTCCTCTTTATCCTCTCCCCTTCTGATGCATTAGCTAGCGTGCAAGAACGATGCACGCAACACACTTTGCACCCAGACGGAATACATCTTATGCGACTTACACGTTTTTTATTCTGGATTTCCTTAATTATAACAATATGTTCCTGATTTTTGCATGATATGTTCCTGTATGTATATTTATGCACGTTTTAATGTAACCTTATGTATATTTATGCACGTTTTATTGATTATGTTAAAAAGGAAATGATAATGAAAAAAAAAGAATACGACTCTCTTGACGCAAAAACAGCCGATATATTAGCACGTTACCTGCAAAATATCGTTGATGATTTACGAAATATTGTAGAGACGAGAAAACCGGATTCAGCCAAACAGGACACATCAAACCTACGTGCAAAAGAAGTTCGATCTGGTGCATGGTTCGCTTTACGCCTTGAAGCCGATGGCCTAGACGCTGAAGAAGCACTCATACTCACCATGCAACAGAAAGGGCTTCCTGAATGGGTTTTACGGGCAGCAATTGAAACACATCGTGTTGCCTATCTGACTCACCACAAAGGCGAACGAAACAAGAAAATTTTAAAAATGGCTGAAGATGGGTACAATAACACAGATATTGGCCTACGCATGAACCTACACCGATCCACCGTTAGCAGAATCAGAAATAAAAAGCCCTGGACCCGCCCCGTTAGAGGACCAAACAAGGAATGATGCTACAACAACACGATTGGATGGTACAGCAACACGCAAAAAAGCCGGAATGGTCAACATTCCGGCTTTTTTGCTCTCAATAATTCTTGATTTTTATTGCTCATTAATCTTTCTCCACATGGCCTCTTGGCTTTTGATCAACCATTTTACATCAGTTTTCACAATGGCAATCGTCACGATTCCGATTCCAGCTTGAACCAATGCACCCATACCAAACACAAGCCAATTCGGATCAATGCTCACGCCCAGAATCCTTTGCCCTGCCAACATTCAACCCAAATATTTCCACAATCTTGTAGACCATGGCAAACCAATGATCATCCCTTGGGGTTGGGGTTGCTGCCGTAACAGTTGAGGCGATAGAGATTACCACCGGGATATATTGTAGATATTCTTCCATTTCTTTAAGTTCCTTATGAAAAGAGAGTTAACGCCTGATCAACTGATCCGTAAGTTTGCTCCCCAGCCTGAGTTCTGGAAGGCCAACCGCCCCACTCATCCCAGCCTCTCGGCCCTGGATCTGGCCTAACGTCCAAGTGAAGCCCTGCCGAAGGCCGCCAAAGCGGATAGACACCAATTCCCGTAAATCCGACATTTATAGCGATTCGCCTTGCTCTTTCGGCATCCTGCCGAGTGGTCATACCTTGTGGGAAGATATCAACAGCCCGACCAGCAAAATGCTGGGAAGTTCCGCTTCCCACTCGAAGGATAGCCCCCGGAGCGGTAGAAATTGAGACCGGCCTACCCCATTCGGCCCGGAAAGCATCCAACCGGCCCAATAGTTCCGGGCTAAGATCTTCAAAATCGCCCTGGAATTCATCTCTAGAGAAATACTGCAATCCAGATGGTAATAGTTTTTTATTCGTGTCCATTTCTCGCCTTTGATACTGAACAAACCCAGACGCCGCCAATAGAGCCAAGGGAACCAGCAATAACACCCGGCCCATTAGGTTTTAATAATATAGTTAAGGATTGCCGATGGCTGGATGTTTGTTACCGTGTCCGTGTTGCCGTGATTGTGAGCCGTTCCGCTACCGGAAGAGTTTGTGCTTACCGTTGCTACTGGTGCGGAATCAATCCAGCAAAAGTGGCTTCTTGGAGTTGCTCCGTTACCCCCAGCATAAATAGGCACTCCATGGGTATGAGGCCCATTCTCCCCACTGGTTAAGGCATGATCCCCGGTAGTATGAATATGGCTTTCATCCCCGCCAACGGCCCCAAGGGTTGTAGAAGAAAGCACACCACCTGCCCTCCCCGCATCCGAGCCGCCCATATCATCTTTACCAACTGGAATCCGGCCCCTTAGATCTGGGAGGTTGAAAGTTGTAGTGCCATCCCCTACCCCATGAACCGTCCCAATAGTGGTAAACAAGTTCGGATAATCGGCCCTTGATATGGCTTGACCAAAGCAGAGTAGCCAGCCCGAAGGAGCGGTAGGACCGGCAAACGGCATCATCATACCGGAAAACATAGGGGTTGCCGTTGGGTTAGTTACGCCCATTATGATGCCGCCAAATAAGAGCCGAAAATATAGATTTCAGTAGCCGTTTTAAGGTGATTTGCAAAATCATCAGAAACATTACCCGTACCGCAAAAATCATCTTTTATCTTGATAACACTTTCCCCCTCATCAATAACCGCCGCTACAACCCCAGACGGAATTATAGCCAAATTAATCAGATTGAGAGAAAAAACCGAAGCGCCACCATATTCAGGCTGATCCGCCGCAGGATAAGGAAGCCCACCAAGCCGCAACGCTCCAACGCCATTGGAAGAGGCTACTGAAATATAGCCGTGAATTGAAACTATCCTCCCCATCTTGACATAAGTAAGCGTATCGGCGTTCGGACTTAGCGCTATTGTTCCGCTTGTTAATGCAGTTAATGTCGCTGTGAAAGTACCATCCCCGCTCGTTATCACACCCGCTACCGTTTCCGTTGCTTGACCAACTACCGGTATTCCTTGGCATTCAATAGTCATTCTATGCAAGCTCCATTATTCTTGTATCTGTTACGCCAATAGCGATCCCATAAACGGCACTTTGAACCGCTAATTTTGCCGACCCACCCGCCAAAACGTGAATACCATTAGCAGTCGTTACTCCAGAATCGCCAATATAGATATCACGATCCAAGGCTTGAATTATTATGTTTTTCCGGCCTGTATTCGCTGCTTTGAGCAGAGTTGCCGAAGTACCGACAGAAACCGCCACCGATGAGAGCGCCGAAGCAACATTAGCCGAATCGGAAACATCATCAATATCCCCGGTTCCAATGTTCACGACAATATCTATCGTGCTGGACGACTTCATGAAAACCCGCTTGAATCCCCCTTCAATTTTAGCCTTACCACCCGCCGAAAGGGTTAGGGTATCCGAAGAGGATTCACCAAAAGATATAGCTACCGACGAAGCCGCCGACCGAAGATGGAAAAGATTTCCCTGAACATTGATAACCTGTGTTACACCCGCCGTTAACCGCCGGTTATAGGTTGCTAGAGATGAACCCATTATTTGCCCCTGTTGAAATACACGAAAGCACCACCAATCAAAAGAATAACCCCAAAAAGCCCGTAGGTTACTTGGGTAAACATTTTCGATTGATCGGTTTTAGCCGAAGCGGAAACCGCCGTTATTGCGCTATTGGATGCCGATGTAACGCCTTCAATTGTCTCCCCTGCAGATTGATGAATTGATTCAATACTTGACTCTAAAACCGTATCCAAAAGGCCAAAACTTGCGCCGGAAATCGCCATGCTCAAATCCATCGCCGCCCCTGCAATTTCAGGATCGAGAGTTTCAATGGATACCGGGGAAGTGACTTGACCGGCAATGACTATGCCCCGATCCTCAACCCCGGAGACATTGGCACTTTTGGTGTCGGTAGTTGTTGAAACTTGTGTTTCGGTTGTTGATGTTGAGGTTGACGAAGAGGTGTTGGAGTCATCATTAAACCAGTCAAAAAGGCCCATTTATTTTTTTAACCCCCAAACCAGCAGAGCCGCAACGATGGCAAGCCCCCCAATTAAGAAAGGATTGGTTTTTTGTGTTCCGATTCCGTGAACCGTAACCATCGGACCACCGGTATTAACAGTGCCGCCACTCATAGCATCGGAACCGGAAATTAGGGTATCAGGGGTTGGAACCGAAGAAGAGACACCAGCCAGCCCAAGCAAAGCCCCAAGGCCCGGAATGCCAGCAAACTGAGCCGCAACCCCGAGTGCCGAAGTTGCTTGCCTGGTTAAATCAGCCCCGCCTTTAGGCTTTGGCATTGATGTGGTTGGGGGAAGTGGCATTATTTCACCTTTTTATAAATGAGGTATCCGGCTCCCAACACAATACCGAGTTTAGCGAGATCTTTGGCTTGCTCCGAGATGATATAACCACCCCCCAGCAAACCGAGACCCGCCACAGCATATAACCACATATTATTTAGCCTTTATCAGTAGGACCAGAGCCACCACACCCAGCAAAACCGCACCACCCGCCATAGCAGGAGTTTGATACCATTGCTTGGATTGTTCCGGAAGTTTGGTTTCCTGGCTCCCGACTGGTGGTCCCTCTTTTTCAGGGGAAGCACTACGGATTAAAGCCGTCTGCCCAAGCCGCCTCTCCCGAAGATCCAAAGCCGCCCGAGCCATCCCATATTGGCCCAACGTATCCAACGCCCCACTAAAAAACCTGTTTAGGTCAAATGTGGCGTTGGACTTTGGCTTAATAGTTGGCAACGGTTCAGCCCCTGGAACGTATGAAGAGGAACGCTTCAAAGGGGTTGAACTTGTGGCGGGAGGGGGGGAGGTTTGAACCTCATCCCCCCACCCGAAATAGTCGTCTAGCAAACCCATGGGATCAACCCCCGACAATACCGACTGATTTAGTGATAAGATCAATATCACCCGCACCGGAAACGGTAGCTTGCAAGCGGAAATCCCCCACCAAATTACCATCCAGAGTCCGGGTTGCTATCATCCGATCATGATGGCCCCATTCAGCCGGGTTAATGGCAAAAAGGTTTGACTGTGGAGAGCAGACACCATCAGTTTGAACCGCCGTATTACGAGCTGAAGTTCGATCAAAATAGGTGTAGCTGTCAATAGTCAGTTTTGCCGCCGTTACCACGGTAGATGAGAGGAAAATCTGAGCGTACAAATCACCCTTAATGATATCGGCAATATCAAATTGACCGGCCCCAGATGGACTATAAGTCACACGTCGCATTTTTTGGAAATATCCAGGTTGTTCTGGACCGGAAACCGAAGCAAACGCCGACAGAGTTACGCTTGTTGGATCGGAAACATCAATTTCCAAAACGGCAGTCTGAATGCTGGGAATCCGAGGATTTTCAGACCGGTTACCCATGCGAAGGATGGTCATTTCTTGGGCTTCATTCAGGATGACACCCAAACGCCGAAAATCTAGATACAGAATTTTAGCAGTTGCTGCCGATGCTTGACCGAAATACTGATTCAGCAAATCAATCTGAGTCCCGGTTAAGTCAATAACTGTCTGACCGTTTACCTTAAAACGTACCGCTGTCATTTTCGCCAACGTCATCCCAGTTCCGGCATATTCGATACCTAGCCAATGGTAAGATTGACCGACAGAAAGCGACAAAGTAGCGGTAGAAGATGGAGCTACGCTATCAAAAGATGGTAGGGAAATTTCTCGTGTTAATCCTGGCATTGCTCTATTTTCCTTTTAAGTTGAAATTAGCTGAATTGGATTTAGAACCAAGTGCCATCGTCGAGAACGGCTTGCTTGACCGGCTTCAACGCATCAACCTTGTTAATGAGAGCGATAACCAACAGGGTAAAACCGATGGTTTTCAGTTGTGTAGTGGAAGGTACAATATTCATTTTTAAATCCAGCCCTTTTTTTGTGCAGCACTAACCAGAATCGCCCCAATAAGAGATCCGATTGCAATGGTTGCCACTTGTTTAATATTCGGCATTGTCGCCAACTCCAAAATAAGAAAAACCCAATTCAATTAATTCTGAACTGGGTTTAACTCACTGTTTAAAGGACCGTCAAATCCTATCTAAACACTATGTTTTTATATACGCTATACTATATAGGAAAATTTAGGGTGGTGCATTTTTTCCAAAATCCACCTTTCCTGCCTCTAAACAGAAAAACTCATGATCTTCGAATCCCGCCATTTTTTCCACAACCGCCCCGCCTACCATGCCTTTGATCGTGGAAATATCGGTCATATTTCCCTGAGCAAAAAAATATGATTTTGTCATATTTCCCCGAAAATCATTATGGACCGAGGCGAACCGCTGAGAGATCCCTATCAAGTTAATCCCATAGTGCCGCCCCCTTCCGCATAGATCCCCGAAACCTAACAAGCCATCTTTTAACCCCGCCACCGGAAAAGAGCCGTTTAGCTCCTCTATCATAAGCGTGATTTTTTCCGCTCCCGGCTTTTCGTCTGCGTAGGGTTGCTGGAGTTGTCGAAGCATCACAGAGAGTTTATGGAGTGCCTCAACCTTGGACGTATACGGCGGGACATAAGCCACCTTGAACCGGCCCCAATTAGCCGCCATATAGTTTTTCAATTCTCCCAGAGAGAAAACCTGTTGAATTCCGAGCTTTCCGTATTCCTGCATAGTATCGAAAATAACGAGCCGGTTTTCAGCCCTTAGCATTTGTTTTGCCCTGGTACTCTTCCCGCTACCGGATCTACCAAAAATCCCAACCCGGATAGCATTTTTTATGATCATACCGCCACCTCTTGAACGCCGTTTATTTCTTCATTTTGTAGCTGTAGCCGTTCCCTTTTCCGCTCTTTTAGTTCTGCAACCACCGCACCCCCTTTTCCATAGACGAAAACACCCAAAACAACAGCCCTTTGCATATTCTTGTTTCCGACTTCAATCAAAAACCGCATAGAGGGGACTTCCAAAGCTATTTCGTAAAGCGCATCCGATGCACTATCAGCGGATTCTTTCTCCTCCTCCGCTATTTTAAGCGACTTGATAGGTGTCATGGCCCCAGCAGTATTGAAGATGAAATGGAAGAGACTCCGAAACTGATCAGGGCCTATTATATCCCCGCCCGGACCCTCGCCCCCCTCCTCTACCGTTCCCGTTGCAACCTCTTGCGTTGTTCCTGCCGGTTCCTCTACCACCACATAGGCAAAATGACCCGTATCCATTCCCCCGAGATCAAAGGAACCAGGAGCTTTCTTTTCCTGGGGTTGGTTCTGCTCCTCCTGGGGTTGGTTCTGCTCCTCCTGGGGTTGGTTCTGCTCCTCC